CTGTGTTAATGGGAGAGATGACTCTACTCGATTCTTCTGGTTTATTAGATAATTATCCTATACTTGGCGAAGAAATACTCACTCTTACTTATAGTGATTTTTATAATAATTCAATTACACAAGAATTTTTAGTTTACAGTTTAAGCGAGGCTGTTGTAAATAACCAACAGAATACTATGTTTTACAAATTGAAGTTTATATCACCACAACACTTTATGAGTTCTACGAAAAACATACGAAGAAGTTATACTGGTTCTACAAAGGAAATTGTTGAAAAAATCTTCAACGAATTTCTTGTTGATGATACCAAATTTAGAGATTCTGCAAATGAAATTGACATAGAGGACACAACTGGTATTCAAACAATTGTAGTCCCATCACTACAACCCATAGAAGCAATTGACTTTTTAAAACGAAAATCATTTTCAGCAGAGAACAAGAGTTCGAATTACTATTTCTTTCAAAATCGTCAAAAATTTAAGATGGTAACTCATGAAAAATTAATTCTCGATTCAAGAAGAGATTCCACTTCTTTCGACCAGAGGAAAATCTATACTTTTGATCCATCTCTGTTATCATCAGAGGTGAAAGATAGAGATAGAGCGATGAACAATGTTATATCTTTTTTTCTACCTAAGAGACTGGACACTCTCGCTGAGATGAACGCCGGCGCAATGGTTTTGGATGTGGTTGAAATAGACATTCTTAAAAAACAATATCTTCATAATATACACAAATACAAAGAAACTTTTAAAGAGTATACTCACATTGATTCGAACTATAGGTTTCCTCACACCGATAACTTTGTAGAAGACTTCTTTAATGATGAAAATGTTATGAAAACAGCTTTAGTTTTTAAAGACTTCGAACGAGAAAATCAATACTATAAAGAAATTATTGGTCCACGAGTATCAAACCGTTATTATCTTAGTAGTGTAGTTGCTGAAATTGAAATCTATGGGAGAAATGATTTATTTGCTGGTGATGTTATTAAATTAAACATACCTCAATTTGAAAACGTCGGAGGGGGTAGACCAAAAAATCTACACACAAGTCTTTCTGGTTATTGGTTAGTAAATAACATTTCACATAAAATACAAGGCAAAAAATATACGTGCAAACTCGTTATAACAAAGGATTTGGTTATTAGTAATACTCTTACCAATTCAGTACTTACAAATATACCAAAATAGGATATAGTATGGCAGAAAAAGGTTTTAGAAATATACTTTGGTTTATGGGTGTTGTAGAAGACCGTCGCGATCCATGGAAAATGGGTCGTGTTCGTGTGCGGTGTTTTGATATACATCCAGACTCGAAGCAAGAAGTGCCCACAGAACATCTACCATGGGCAATACCTATTATCGGTTCATATAATCTTGACTACAAACCACCACTTGAAGGGTCATGGGTATTTGGTTTCTTTCTTGACGGTACCGACGCTCAACATCCAATGTTGTTGGGTGTAATGCCGGGTATGCCAACTACCTTTGTTGATACTAAAGAAGGTTTCAATTCGAATTCAGATCAGTATCCTCCACTTAACGATATTTGGCAGCCAGACATGCCAAAACTTTCTCGTGGTGAGGACATTCAGGATGTTGCTAATGTGATTCGTAAGTATGCGTTTAGAGAAGAAATGGCCGGGTACGGTGATATCGAAGAACCATCAACACCGTATAACGCACAATACCCATATAACAAAGTACATGGAACAGAAGGTGGGCACGTTCTAGAACTTGATGATACTCCTGGTTCCGAACGTGTTAATTTGGAACATAGTGTTGGTACATTCATTGAGATGGCACCAAACGGAAACGAAGTTCATAAAATTAAGGGTGATAGTTACACTATTGTAGAGAAGAACAACGTTTTATTCGTTAAAGGTAGAGCAGATATTGTAATCCAAGGGTCTGCGAATGTAACGATTGATAACAATTGCACTTTGAATGTGATTGGTAATATGGAAACTAATGTGTCTGGTGATTATAGACTAAATGTAGCGGGTGGCGTTTATATCAATTCTGGTGACATATTCAGTCAAAAAAGTTCGTCTATTAGACAAGAAGCGTTTTTAGACAGTATTCATCATTATGCTAAAGTAGATTATTCGATGGAAGCAAAGAATAATATCACAATCAATGCTAATACTGGTTATCTTGCATCTTATGCAAAAACAAATGTATTAGTAGAGAGTGATGGTGATTTCTACCAAGACGTATTTGGCAATACAAATATTTTAAGCAGAGCAGGAAATATTGCCGTGGAGGGAGCAAGAATAGATTTGAATACCGATGGCGCAATTCAATTTGACCCGTATAAATCTTCTTTAGAGAGACCTGCGGGTGCGAGAAACTCTCTAAGAACTTTATTGCCTGACCCATTATCAAGAAAGTTTCCGACCGAAGTGCCTGTATCATCAGAACCTTATAGGATATATACAGACCCCGATGAACCAAATCTCGATGAACATTCGATTGATCCTGGAGAATAAACATGGCTCTCAAATCTTATGATTTACCGGACGTAGACCCTTTTGATTATATTGGTGAACCTGACGTTGCTCAAGTGAAAACTGAGGTTCAAAAATTAAACGAAATTGTTCCATCTGCTGCGTTTTCTCCAGACCAGATGAAAAATCTCAAAGACAAAATTGGCGCTCAATTAGAATCGTTAGGTACTTCTTTACCATCAGACCTTGTTGGATTTAAAGCTAAATTAGATACTATTACTCCAAAAACATTATCTTCTGTACTTTATGATTCTGGAGTAAATCCTGCTGATTTTAATGTCGAATCATTCGACTTATCTTTAGAATCCATAACAAATTTACAAAATAGTGTAAGAGGATTTGAAGCGGCTGTGAATGGTGGATGTGATGCTTTAGTCACAGCATTAAACACAAGTGTCGATTTAAGTAAGTTAAGTACTGCTGATATTAAAATGCCGTCAATACCATCCCTTGCTTTTTTTGAAGCAAGTGCTGAGGATCTAATTCGTGAAGCAGCAAAGACTGCAAATGAAATCGCAGAAGACATAGAACAGGAAATCAACAGTGTTAAAGACAATCTTACTACAGCATTTGATAATCTCTCCGAAACGGTTTCTACGTCAATCACTTCTGCTGAAAATTACATCAAAGATGTTGCAAATTCCATTGAAAAGACTTATTCTATTCAGATAGAAAGTACATTGTCCGGTGTGAAAGACAGTCTCGCTTCTCTTAAATCTATTGCTGAATCCTGTGGAGATCATCTTCAAAAAACGACAGAATCTAAGATCGAAAATAATAAAAAATCAGTAGAAACTCTGTCTAAAAAACTTACTGAAACAAGTCCAAATGTTGTTAATGAAATTCAAAAGAATCACAAACAAGCGCTTGATACTTTAAAAGGCTTAGTATCACAAGAAACAAATTTAAAGAAACAAGCAGAGATTGCTGCGTTTATAAAGAACTATGAGAAAAACAACCCTACCGCAAATCTAACTGAAGTTGAAAATGCCGTAAAAAGACAAATAGCGACCGCCTCAAAATATAATGATGAATTAATTAAAAGAAAGATGGATGAAGCCCAAAAGAAAGTTCAACACACTGAAGCAAAATTAAAAGATTTGTCCAAGAAATCAAAGAAAGTCATTGCTAATTCCGGTATAGAAGGTAGACCACTTAAAGGTAAAGAACAAGTTGTTGAGAGTGCTACAGAATGGACTGGCGAAAAGAAAACTTTTGATAAGTCTTATTTTGGTGGTCCTTATAATGCTGAAATTGCAAATCACATTAACACACTACACCCTAAAATTCGTCAAAGATTTGCTGATGCGATGTATGATCTTACAACCGATGAAACTTTAATTGCAGCAGGTATTCGAGCGAGGGTTACTTCTTCAACGAGATCATACGCAAAACAACAAGAACTTTACGACTACTATAAACCTCGCGGCACTCCAGTCGCAAGACCAGGAAATAGTTGGCACAACTTTCAATGTGCGATTGATATTCAGGTGATTGTAAATGGTACTAAGAAAGGTAAGACAAGTAAATATTATACTGGTATTCCTAGACAAATATTCGCAAAATATGGATTAATAAATCCTTTCGCGAATGATTATATTCATTTTCAACCAAAAGAACTACTTTTAAGCCCAAGAACTATTAAATCAAAATTACTTATTAATGGATCAACAGTGAACTTAGATGCTGTTGGTGCCTTGTTAAAGTGATATAAATAAAAATAAAACAACGAGAAAAATATGGTCACACCGTTAACTCAAAGAATTGTTTACTCAGATTTTTATACCGATTTGGATAAACATCCAATTCGGAACACGCTGTTGCGCAAAACAAACGTCGATGCTGTAAAACAGTCTATTCGAAATTTGTTGTTGACGGATAAAGGTGAAAGACTATTTCAACCAAATTTGGGTGGTCATATTCGAGGTATGCTATTTGAGAACATCACCGCTCAAACATTTCTTACGATGCAAGAACACATTAGAGACGTTTTAACAGCACATGAGCCAAGAGCAAATATTATTGATGTTGTTGTCTCAGAAACTTTCAATCAACATGAAATTCAGATAAGTATAGTTTTTACAATAGTAAACTTACAAGAACCTGTTACATTAGAAATAATTTTAGAAAGAGTGCGGTAATATGGCTGAAACCATTATATCAGAATTAGACTTCAATCAAATCAAAGCGCAGTTGAAGTCCTTTCTTCAAGGACAGACTCAGTTCGCTGATTACGATTATGATGGTTCGAATATGTCTGTATTACTAGATATTCTAGCGTACAACACATTTCAGAACAGTTTCTATACAAACATGGCGCTTGGTGAAATGTTTCTTGATTCGGCAAAACTGAAATCATCTGTAGTTTCGCATACAAAAGAATTAAATTACTTACCTAGGTCATATCGTAGTTCTATTGCTAAAATCAACATATCGTTTAGTCCATCTGACTCTCCTGCTGCAATAACTATTCCAAAACATACAAAGTTTACAACAACGCTTGACGGTACAACATACACTTTTTCAACTGATGAGACGAATATTATAACTCCTGTAGATGGAGTGTATAGTATCACAAACGTTTCTGTTTATGAAGGAAGAATTATCAAAGAGTATTTTGATGTTACAGCATCTACAAAATATGAATTAAGTAACAAAAGACTTGATACTAATAGTATAGAAGTTGTTGTTTACGACTCAAATGTTGCTGGTGCTGCTTCAAATTCGTATACTTACAAACCCAATCTATTTGGTGTAAATGCTACCGATAAAGTGTACTATTTACAAGCCTCAAAAGAAGATCAATATGAAATCTATTTTGGACAGAATAGTTTTGGATATGAACCACAAATTGGACAGGTTGTTGAAGTCGCTTATAGAGTTTCTATAGGAGAAGATGCTAACAACGCTAAAACATTTGCATCTGTTGGTTCAATAGATGGATATGTACCAACTGTGACAACACAATCAATTTCTTCTGGTGGAGCAGAACGAGAAACAATTTCATCCATAAAATATTTTGCTCCAAAATCAATACAAATTCAAGACAGAGCAGTGACAGAATCAGACTATAGAAACCTACTCCTAAGTAACTTTTCGGAGATTAACGATGTTTCTGTTTATGGAGGAGAGAGAGTCGATCCACCAAGATATGGTAAAGTTATCGTATCGATTGATAATGAAAATGTTGATGGTATTTCAGAGAACTTAAAAGAGAAATATAAGAATTTTCTTTTAGAGAGAACCTCTCTTGCTATTGAACCAGTAATTCAATCTGCCCAATACATATACGTTAGTGTTACAAGTGATGTGTATTACAATACTAACATTACCTCAAAAACGATAGGCGAGATTGAAACTCTCGTTCGAAATTCAATTTCTTCATATTCAAACACATACTTAAATAGTTTTGATAAAAATGTCAGACACTCTCGATTAGTTCGGGCAATTGATGATACAGACTTTTCTATCGTTGGTAATGACACAGAAATTAAGATGTATGTATACATAGCACCTACGTTGGACACAGATAGCAACTTTACGATAGAGTTTCGTAATCCAATTTTCATTGAACATGAACTTCATATCGATGAAGACGTTTCAAGAAACTTTCCAGGTGTAAAGTCTACATTGTTCACATATAACGGGGATTCAGCATATCTTCAAGATAATGGTTTGGGTGTATTACAAATCTTAACAAACACTGCTAGCGGCGCTTTTATTTTAAATAACAACGTTGGTACCGTTAATTACACTACTGGTAAAGTGATCATTCGTAATATTAACGTCTCTAATTATTCTGGCCAGGGCATTAAAATTTATGTCAAACCAACAACATTAGATATCTTAGGTCCATTTGATAGAATTATCGCAATTGATAATTCTGATGTCACTCTTACGATAAAGGCTGCGACTGACTGATGGAAAACCTATCAAAGACCATTTCTGAATACATAGAGCAACAATTTCCTGATGTCTACAGAGAAGATGGCGACAACTTAGTTGCGTTTGTAAAGGCGTATTTTGAATTTCTAGAAGATACAGAATTCAGCCCAATCAGATTAAATCGTAGCATGTTTGACCATCGCGATATTGACAGAACACTTGACGATTTCATTTATCATTTTAATGACAAATATCTAAATGAGTTTCCGTTTGTAAAGACTGTTGATAATAGATTTGCAGTCAAACATATTATGGACTATTATAGGTCAAAAGGAACTCCAAGAGCGGCAGAACTTTTAATTCGTTTTTTGTTTAACTCTGATTCTACAGTATACTATCCTGGAAAAGATGTTTTTTCTTTATCCGATAGTAAATGGTTTGTCCCTAGATATCTTGAAGTCACTCAATCTTCTAGAACACCCAGTTTTGTTAATACTCAGATTACAGGCTCTGTTTCTGGTGCAAAAGCGTTTGTTGAAGGTATAGTGAGAAAGAGAATTGCAGGAAGATTCATTGATGTAGTATACATCAGCAGCTTAAAAGGCAACTTTATTACTGATGAGTATATCACAAATGATAGTGTATTAGGTGATGCCCCAAGAGTTATAGGTTCATTAACTTCGATTACGATTACTTCTGGTGGTTCTGGAAATCAAGTTGGCGATATTTTCAATGTCACATCTTCTTATGGTCTCCAGGGCAAAGCGAGAATTACAGAACTTGTAGAAGAAACTGGTAAAATTACCTTTGATCTCACAGACGGTGGTTCTGGTTATACACTCGATGATAACACTGATGCGTATGTTGCTGATGCGATGATTGCAGGAGATAATTCAGCGGGCAATTTCAATCTTTACGAAACTATTCAACAGAAAAGAGTAATACTCGACCTTGATTCCGCAACAAACATCAATACACAATATGCAGCAAACAATAATGTTGGCGATACTTTAGAAGGCGTTGATTCTGGTGGCAGTCATGTAGCAACTGGTATAATTTACTCTTTTGCTAATACTGACGCTGGTGGAAATACTGTTACAACATCTTCATCGTATTCTAAAGTAGAAGTTGTTGTAACTGATGGAAGTTTTCTTCCAAAATATTCCGTCGATTTTGCTAGCGCTAATGTCGATTTTATTATCAATGAGACAGTCACTGAAGAGTCTGCTGTTACAATCGAACTCGGTAACATTTCGGGTACATTCTCAAACGACGATGTTGTTGCTGTTTATGTCTACTCTGATCCTTCTGAAGTTGGTGGTGATACAGTAGTTACTAATTATTCTAAAGGTGTTATTTTAGAAGCAAATGATTCTCACCTTACTTTGATTGATGCTTGGGGAGATTTCACTGCTGGTGAGACGATTGGTGTTTATGAAGCGAACGGCACACCAGTCGCTACTGCTGATATCGTATCGTCAACTGTCACTTCAGGTGGTGCTGTTGGAACGATAAAAACAGAAACAGATTCTAATACATGGGTTATCGAATTAACTTCAGGATCTCTTGATGTTGGTAATAAAGTAAGAGGAAACACGTCAAAAGTAGAAGACACAATATCAGCACTCACTGAAACGGGTGTTGTTGAAGTTTGGTTGAATAGTAACTCAAGTCATGATGGATTAAAAACTTCAGTTACGAATACTTCAGTTTCTGGTATGCTTGTAGGTCAAAACACATCAACAATTGGCATATATGCTAATACTGGGTCATTCTATTATACAGAAGATGCCGGATTTACAGTCCAAACAGATAGAACAACAACCAATGTATCTATGGTTATTACCAATCTTTACACAGGAGAAGGAGCAGATTTCGCAGTCGCTTCTCTTTCTGATACCGAATATGTTGAGTTGAATACCGACGATGTTTCTGATACGAATGTTGTTGGACAACCCTATACAAATATAAACTTTGATGGTTCTAACTCTGGCGTTGGGTATTTATCGAGTGTTTCGTCAACTGGAGGTTCTGGATACGCAAATAACCAATATACTCTGTCTGGTGGTGGTGCTGCAAACGGAAATCCAATTATAGATGCAGTTGTTACAGTTACGACGAATGTTAGTGGTGTGATAACTTCTATTGTTGTTGATAATCCAGGCGAAGGTTATTATCAAGAACCAACACTTACTCTTTCTCCAGGTTCAGGCGCAACTATCACTATCGATATGATTTATGGATATGGATTTCCTAAAAATCCATACGGCGATGCGAACACCGACATTGAAGATTTGTTGACCTTTGCAAATACAGAAATTGGTAGTATTGCATCAATCACGACAAATCCAGGTAGCGATTATAACGTAAATCCTTTTGTTTCTATATACAACGAACTTGTTGCGGGATACAATAAACAAGATACTAGACTTGATATCACAATTTCATCTGGTTCGTTCTCGGTTGGTGAGAATATATTATTAGATGGAAATGTTATGGGTGAGATTAAAACTGCAAATTCGACAGTAATATTCTTAAAAAGAACTATATTTGAACCAGTTTGGTCATCAAATACGACAATTGTTGGTCAAACAACTGGCGCAGTTGCAACAATCGATATTAGAGCAACCGACGCTGCTTCTTCTCCAATGGGAGATAATGCTATTATCGAATCATCTGTGACAACTGATGCTGGTACAGCGGGTGTTGTTGAAATTGTCAATTCAGGATATGGATATCTGAATGATAGTAGTGTGACTTTGACAAAAACAGGATCAAATGATATAACAGGTACGGCATTATTAGGTAGACAGGGTATTGGCACTGGATATTGGACAACAACAAAAAGTCATATTAGCGACACAAGTAAGATTCATGATAATAAATATTATCAAGAATACTCGTATGAAATACAAAGTAACGTATCTTTGAATAAATATAGAGATATTGCTAGAAATGTTCTTCATGTTGCTGGAACAGAACTATTTGGTGCCGTTATAAAGAATACGAAGATTGACATGAATCAGACATCAATTGGTTCAACAGTAAAAGTTCAAGATCCTTTTATTATGACGGTCACTACTAACGCAGCATCTCAGACATTTGCAATACCTACTCAAGATGTTGGTACTTTTGATGCTATAATTGATTGGGGTGATGGTAAAGCTCGATCAATTATTACATCATACGATGATGCTGGTTTGTCTCATGTATATGATGTCCCAGGCGAATATCAGATTCGCATCGCCGGCACATTCCCTTACGTTCGTTTCAGGGATAGTGGTTATGAAGATATGGTTACTTCAGTTGAAAATCTTGGTGATGTTGGTTGGATCAGTTTTGAGAATTCGTTCTATAACTGTTCAAATATGACTTCGTTTACTGTTGGTACAACGGACACTTCTTCTGTTACTAATATGTCCTTTATGTTCAATCAATGCTCTGGGTTAACAACTCTTGATCTCAGTGGTTTCGACACTTCTTCTGTTACTACTATGTATGCTATGTTCAGAAACTGCTTTGGATTAACAACTCTTGATCTCAGTGGCTTTAATACTGCCCTTGTTACTAATATGTGGGATATGTTCTATAACTGCTCTGGATTAACGGGCATCACAGGTATAGACACCTTTGACACTTCTTCTGTTACTACTATGCGTTATATGTTCTTTGGATGCTCTAGCCTAACAACTCTTGATGTAAGTGGATTCAACACAGCCCTTGTTACTGATATGTATGATATATTCTATAACTGCTCTAGCCTAACAACTCTCGATGTAAGTGGATTCAATACCGCTCTTGTTACTGATATGCATGGTATGTTCTATAACTGCTCTGGAGTAACAACTCTTGATGTAAGTGGATTCAACACAGCCCTTGTCACTGATATGGGCTTTATGTTCTATAACTGCTCTGGAGTAACAACTCTTGATGTAAGCGGATTCAACACTTCTTCTGTTACTACTATGTATGCTATGTTCTATAACTGCTCTGGAGTAACAACTCTCGATGTTAGTAGCTTCGACACTTCTTCTGTTACTGATATGTATTCTATGTTCAGGGAATGCTCTGAATTAACAACTCTTGATGTTAGTAGCTTCAACACTTCTTCTGTTACTAATATGAGCTTTATGTTCTATTACTGCTCTGGAGTAACAACTCTTGATGTAAGTGGATTTAATACTTCTTCTGTTACTGATATGCAATCTATGTTCCGTCTATGCTCTGGAGTAACAACTCTTGATGTAAGTGGATTTAATACTTCTTCTGTTACTACTATGCGTTATATGTTCCTTAACTGCTCTGGAGTAACAACTCTTGATGTAAGTGGATTTAATACTTCTTCTGTTACTAATATGAGCTATATGTTCTATAACTGCTCTGAATTAACAACTCTTGATGTTAGTAGCTTCAACACTTCTTCTGTTACTAATATGAGCTTTATGTTCTATTACTGCTCTGGATTAACAGACATCATTGGTGTAGATGCTTTTGACATCAGTGGTCTCAGTTTCAGTTCTAGTCTCTACAACTTCGCAACTAATGTTACTCTCCCAACATCCCGCTATGATGCACTGTTGATAGCATGGGAGGCGCAAGACCCGTTAAACGGCATGGCTCCAAACTTTGGTGGTTCAAAATATACTGGTGGCGGGGCGGCTGCTGCGGCTCGCTTAAATCTAACAACTGTACCGGTCAACTGGACGATCACTGATGGAGGTATAGCATAATGACGCATGAGATAACACAAACTTATCCAGGGTTTTTCATTATAGATAGTCATGCAGTTGAGTTGGTCCCAGGGCAAGTAGTTTCCTATCGAAATGACGCAACAGTTCAAACATTTAATACGGCAGAGGAAATGCGAACTGCTCATCAACTTCAATTCCCAGAACAATATGTAGTTGATTCGGCGAATACGATTTATGATGACTATATTGTATAAATATAGAAATATAGGTGGCAAAGTATTGCACGTAGCTGGTACTAAGCTCTTTGATGCTGTTATTAGGAATACGAAGATTGACGTGATTCAGACAGCAATTGGTTCAACGGTAGAAATAGAATAAGGTATATGTAAGTGGCCACAAAAATTGCTACAAATAAATTTCGTGTGCATAGTGTCAATAAGTTTATTGATTCGGTGCAGAGTACAACAAACAGCAACAGCTATTATGTTTTTGCTGGTAGATCAAATCCATTCAGTGATGAGGTTACTCCTCCAGATGTAACATCGTCAACAGACGAAATTCATTATAATATCTATGACGAAATGTTATTTGGAAAAAGAGTAACATCTAATGATGTGGTTTCTATGATTAGGCGAGTAGATTGGCAAAGCGGAAATACGTATGTGCAGTGGACAAATACACTAACTTCTCCGGAAGAAAAAAACTTCTACGTTGTTTCACAAGAAGGTGCAAATTATTATGTCTTCAAGTGTCTTGATAATAACAATAACAGCGCTGTAAGCGACCAACCCTTATTCAGCGAAACGTCTGCTGAAGATTCGTTATATCAAACAAATGATGGCTATATCTGGAAATATATGTATACAATTAGTGCAGCAAATTGGTCTAAATTTGCCACGAACGATTACGTTCCAGTTATTGTAGACTCGGATGTAACAGCAAATTCTATCTCTGGCTCCATCGAATTAATAAATGTAAATTCTAATGGTCTTAGATACGATGCTTATGCTAACGGGACAATCTTAAACGCTGCCGTGGGCGGCGACACAACTAAATTCAATCTTGCTACTGGTTCTAGAACTCTCTCTTCAGCATCTGATTTTTACAATACCAGCGCTATATATATCCGTTCGGGTACCGGCGCGGGCCAAGTTAGAACAATAACTGATTATATCGTATCTGGTTCCACCTATCAAATCATGATCGATAGCGCATTTACTGTATTACCAGATATCACATCTGTTTTCGATATTGGTCCAAAGATTACAATAACCGGTGATGGTTCTGGTGCTATTGCTATTGCAAACATTAATACTTCAGCAAACTCCATTTCTAAAATTGAAATGGTAACCGTTGGTTCAGGTTATAGTTATGCTGATATTACAATTTCAAGTAATACAACAGGCACAATCACAGCAGTAAGTCTTACTCCTATAATTTCTCCTCCTGGTGGTCATGGTTCTGATGTGAAGAATGAATTAGTAGCGAAGTTTGTTGGTGTTAGTGCTACCTTTAAAAACAACGAATCAGGAACAATTCCAACGACAAACGATTATCGTAAGATTGGATTGTTAAAAGACCCTCTATTTGAAACTCTTACTATTGATTTGACCACTTCTGTAGCGTCTTCATTTACAGATGGCGAGACGATAATCCATTGTACTCCAGATTGTACCAACGCATCTGATGCGATTGGTAAATCTTCTGGTGTTATCACATCACGAAACGGTACAGAACTCCAACTTACAAATGTGAGAGGTGTTTTTGAATCAACAAATTCGATAAAAGGATTGACTTCTAACACAGAAGCAATAATTGATACAGTTAGTAAATCATTATCTACCTTTAATCAGTTAACAAAAATTACAGCATCAATAGTTTCAACAGGCAGTGGTGGAGGCGGGCTTGCTAACACTGGATTTACATCAGACGATACAATAACACATTCAAACGATTCTACAGGAAGAATATTTGATGTATCGTATGATATAACAAGGTCGATTTCAAATATATCTATTGCCGATCCTGCTGTTGTGACAACAGCAGTAAATCATGGATTTGCAAACGGACAATCAGTAACATTTGATGGCCTTAATGGAAGTGCTATCAACGAAGGTGGAGTTTATTGGATTGATAATGCGGATATAAATACATTTGAACTTTACACCGACAGTGGACTAACAACATCGTTTGATAATTCTGCAAATACTGTTGCGAACACTGGTATTGTAACGAGTGCTGGTGATGTAAGTTCCTCATTTAGAACATTCCACATAAGTAATGTGAGAGGTAGTATTACAGATTCAGGAACAATTACTTCTGATACGACTAGCGCAAGTGTAACTGTAACAGAATCCTTTCAGCCTGATCTTATAGACAACAGTGGTGAAGTGTTGTATCTAGAAAATGTTATAGCAATAGAAAGAGCAAACGACCAAAGCGAAAAAATTAAGATTATTTTCGAGTACTAAGGGAATAAAATGGCAATAGATACCAATCTAAATCAAGATCCATATTTTGACGATTATAGCGTTAATAAGGACTTTCATAGAGTTCTATTCAAACCTGCTGTTGCTGTTCAAGCAAGAGAGATGAATCAGCTTCAGGCAATTCTTCAAAATCAAATTGAACAGTTCGGTGATAACATACTTCAAAATGGTACTATTGTCAAAGGGTGTAATTTTACCTATTTGAACCGTTTACCGTTTGTGAAAATTCTCGATCTTGACACTTCTTCTCAAAATGTTACAATGTCTAATTATGTGGGACTTCGTGCTGTTGGCCTTTCAACTGGTGTTGAGGCTTATGTTGTCGCAGTAAAAACCGGTCTTCAATCTCAAACGCCAAATTTAAACACTTTATACATCAGATATGTAACCTCTTCTGGCGCGAATAAAACATTTTCGTCTACTGAAAACATTAGGCTTGAGAATTTTACGACTGCTGCTGTTGTAACAACAGTAACTGCCGCTGGTACGATTGGAACTTCTATAGGTAATGGTGTTGGATTAACTGTAGGCGATGGGTTTATATATCAAAAGGGTAACTTCATTCGAGTTGATCAACAAACTACTATTATTGAAAGATATTCAACTACTCCTGATGGTGTAGCAGTTGGATTTAACACTAGTGAAGAAATTATCAATTCTAATGTTGATACTACTCTATTAGACAACGCTGAAGGTTTCAACAATGAAAATGCTCCTGGTGCTGATAGATTAAAACTTACTCCAACATTAACAGTAAAAACTGTTGCAGCAGCAAACGCTGACGAAAATTTCTTTACGTTGATTGAATATCAAAATGGTAATGCTGTTCGTCGTAAAGAAAAAACACAATATTCGGTTATTGGAGAAGAGTTTGCCAGAAGAACATCAGAAGAATCTGGTGATTATGTTGTTGAAAAATTTCCTCTGAATATTGAGGCAACAGATAACGCCAACACTCTGAATGTTAGAATTGGTAGCGGTTTAGCATATGTTGATGGTTATAGGGTTAAGACACATTCTTCAATCGATACAGAAATTGATGTGTCAGGAAATTACGTTTCGGTAACACAACAGAACGTAACAACCAATCTCGGACACTATATTATAGTTGATGAGTTTTACGGTGATATGAAATTTGATCAACTTCAATCTGTAAATCTTCATGATGGTACTCAGAGTGCAGCCACTGCGGCCACCGTTGTTGTGCCTGCTTCAGCCAACGGTTCTGTCATTGGCACGGCAAAGATTCGCGGGGTTGAGTATCATAGTGGCACAGTTGGGGCAGCAGATTGTCAATATCGATTATATCTCTTTGATATTCGTATGGCAAATAACTCAGTTACTTTTGATAGTACAAAGAGTATTGTTTATGATGGCACTAGAGATGGTTCTGGTGACATAGTACTTGAAGGTGGTAAGGCAAAGATTAAAGACTTCTCGTTTAAGAAGAATTTCTGGCCTATTGGTAAGAATGCAATCAAGACTGTTCTGGGCGGTCCTTCTTCTGATTATGTTTATAGAACATATACTACCATGAATGTTACTGCTGGAGTTCCGGGAGAAGGATCAATTACTGCACCGACTGATAGTGTATTTCCGTATAGTGATGGCACTTTGTCCCTTACACAAAAAAGAGATGACCTTGTTGTAGTCGATGTCAATGGTCTTCCTGTAAATCTCGACAGTGTAATTGTTACAATTGCTGCGTCTGGTACAACAATGAATTTTAGTGGTTTTAGTGGAATCGCAACTGATGGTCTTGCAGCAGTTTCCTATAAAGTGAAACGTAACGCTAATCTGATAAAAACAAAAGATTCAAAAACAGTATATGTTAAAGTGTGGGTAGATGTCACTCCAGGTGGAACAACTGGCACATGGTCACTTGGTCTACCCGATTGTTATGAGCTTGTTGGTGTTTGGCAAGGTACAGATATCACCGTTTCTGAATTGGACACAGACGTCACATCAAACTTCCGATTATATCCAAATCAACGAGATGCTTACTACGACCTTTCTTTTGTAAAGAAAGCACGTGCTTTTACGATTTCCTCAGGTCAGTGGTATCTTTTAAAAGTGAAAGTTTTCGAAGAATCTGGTTCTGGTCTTTGCATGGCCACTGTTGATAGTTATGTAAGTCTTCCATCTGCACCAATTGATATTCAAGATATCCCAACTTATACTTCAGAATCTGGTGTAAGATACGATCTTCGAGATGTTCTTGATTTTAGACCTCATTGTTCCAATACAGTTAGCTACACTTCTGATGATGTTGCAGCAAGTGTCGTAACAAGCACTGTTGGCGATACACCAACATTTCCGGCGTCAGATGCTTTCACTCCAGCCCCCAATGAAAATGCTGAAATTGATTATGATTATTATCTTGGTCGAATTGATAAACTTATTGTTGATAATGTGGGTCAGTTTAAACTTATTACTGGTGAACCATCTGAGAATCCAACTCCACCTTCAGACCCATCAAAAGGTTTAGTTCTGGCAAAAGTGAATATTCCACCATATCCAGCATTAACTCCTCTTGTAGCAGCAAGAGCAAATAAAGACTCTTATGGAACTAAGATTATTCCTAATACGAATAATAAAGGTTATACGATGAGAGAGATTGGATCGCTTGACCGAAGAATCACAAATCTCGAATATTATGCGTCTTTGAACGCTCTTGAAACTTCAGCAAAAGATAAAGCAATCGTTGATGCGAATGGTCTTGATAGATTTAAGAATGGTATCTTTGTTGATAATTTCTTAGACTTTTATTCTGCTGATGTGAAGAACAGTGAATTTGGCGCTTCTATTAATCCATCATTCGAAGAAGCTCAACCAAAGTTCCGTCAATTTGATGTTGACTTGAAGGTTTCAACAACTTCAGGCGTAACTAATTTTGGTAAACTTGCTACATTAAACAAGACTGATGTAACGTTTATCACTCAACCATATGCGACAAAAACACGTAATGCTGTACAAGATTTCTATCAATATAATGGAAACATGTTTATTTTTCCTGATTATGATAGTGGATACGATGTAACTAGAGCGCCCGATTTTAATATTGATATTGACATTACTCAACCATTTGTCGATTTTGCTGAAGCAATCAATGAGTTCGTGCCTCTACAGCAAGTCAGAAGGCGTGTTGCTCGTACAGGTCGTCAGACTGATCCTAACACATTCACCACAACAACTACAACTACAACCACGACAACTGAATTGAACATTAATACTGAAGAAACTCAGCGGGATGTTGGTGAGTTCGTTACTGATGTTCGATTTAATCCATTCATGAGATCCCAAGAAATCAAGATTCTTGTTCATGGTCTTCGTCCAAACACAACTTTCTATTTCTACTTTGATGGGCAATCAATCACAAATGATGTTGCGCGGGCAGTATCTATCGATGACAATACTGATGACGTTGTAAACTTTAGACGTTCTTCAGAATATGGTGCTACTATCACCAGTGATTCAAATGGCACTCTTCGTGCAATCTTTAAGATTCCATCTGGAACTTTCTTTGTTGGAGAGAGAAAACTTGAGATTATGGATGTCTCTAGTTATTCTGACAAAGTGACAGCTATCAGTAGAGCCCAAAAGAATTACAATGCGTTTAACTATTCAGTTGAGAAAACTAATGTTGGTGTAAACGTAAGACAACCATCAATTAATGTTACGAGAAGCACAAGCGTCAGTCGTTCAGTTGACACTAGAATTATCGAGGCATTCGATAACGAATCCTCGACGAACGGCGACGGCTCAGATGGCATCGATCCAATAGCGCAAACATTCTATATTAAGAGTAGTATGTGTTCAGGCGACAACGTTCTTTATGCAACGAAGATCGATCTTTATTTCAAGGAGAAATCAGATACTGCTGGATTTACATTTGAAATTCGTGAAGTTGAAAGTGGTTTTATTACAAATAAGATACTTCCATTCTCTACTGTTCACGTTCTTTCTTCATCTGTCAACGCAAACAACACCGCAGCAGCGGCAACAACCGTAACCTTTGATGGACCGATTGCACTTGAAGCAGAAAGGGAATACGCATTTGTAATCAAACCAGATGGAAACAATCCAGATTATCTCATTTGGGTTGCAAAGACTGGTGAGACTGATGTATTGAATAATATTGCGATTACTCAAGATTCAAATGATGGAACACTCTTTACTTCAACTAATGCGAGAACTTGGACTCCATATCAAGACGAAAACATTAAGTATACTCTTTATAGAGCTAACTTCTCTACTTCATCAGGCACAGTAACATTCACTAACAAAGATTCAGAATATTTAACAATTAATAGTATTTCTGGTTCATTTAAAAGTGGTGAATATGTGTTTTTAGATGCTGCTAACAACAGCGGTACAGTTTCCATCGTTGCTGGTAACAGTGAAATTAACGGCGACGCAAGTTGTACCTTCACAAGCGATTATACCGTTGGTGACTTTATTGTGGTTAGAGCAACAAATTCAATATATGACGTTTTAGAAATCAAATCTGTTGCTAATGATAATTTTATGGAAGTTTATGATCCACCCAAGTATTCTAACAATGCATCAGCGCATTTCCAATCGATTGTTGGTAAAGTATCTTTGTTTGAAAGTAGACTGCCGTCTAGATTATACTTAGAAGAATCTTCTGCGGCAAGTGGTGCTGGAAACTACTTTGAAGCCAATACTCAAGTTATCGGCGCTGAGAGTAATGCAACATGCACTATTGAAAGTGTTGATGATAAAAACGTTTCATTCGTTGCTCCTAATATCTATAAAACAAACACAACACAAACAAAAACGACTTTGAAACTTGGTGTGCCAGGTTCTTTGACAACGTCCAGTTTCGATAATTATAACTATCTAAACACAACTGATACTGTAATTAAAAGTCGTTCTAATGAGATTGTTGATGATGCTGGAGCAAAGAGTTTCTCTTGGGAAGTTACTCTAGAAAATACTTCTGGTACTACACCAAGATATAGTTCGCCAGTAATTGACGTTGATGTTGCTTCTTGTAAGATGTTTGAATATGTTGTTAACAATACAAACACTGATGAAGATACTACAGACGGTGCAGCAGAAAGTAAGTACATTTCGAAAATCATAACTTTATCGGATGGGTTAGACGCTGAAGATTTGAGAGTTTATTTAACTGCTTATCGACCTCCTGCGACGACAATTGAAGTTTATGCAAAGTTTTTGGCGTCTTCAGATAGTGAAGAATTTGCGTTGAAACCATGGACAAAAATGGATGGTTCAGCATCAAATCCAGTATCACAGAACTCAAACAGGTATGACTTCAGAGAACACCAATTTAATCTTCCAACAACCGCTCCCGTTTCTGGCGCAGCGTACTTAAATTCGAGTGATGTTATTGAATATACTAATACAAATGGTATATTCAATAACTACAAATATTTTGCTTTGAAGATTGTATTCTTGGCTTCTGCACATAATGTTGTCCCAAGACTGAAAGATATTCGGGCGATTGCTTTGAGCGCTTAATATGAGTGAACATAAGTTTATGAGAGATCAGATTTCGGGCGCACTCATAAATACTGATGAGGATGGTCTATTGAGGTATAAAATGAAAAAGAAAAACGCTGAAAGAATTGATAAAATGGAAGAAGAAATTTTAGAAATTAAACAACTACTGATTAGTATAAACTCAAAACTGCAAGGTAAATAGGAATGGCTCTTACTTCATACACTGGTACAGAGATTGGTTTAAACGGTTCTTCAGGTACATTTGATGCGTGGAGAACCAAAACCAACGATATTATTGGCGATTTATCGACAGTTGTTGTTACAGTATCAAGTTCTGCGACTGTAGCAAACAATACAAACGGTTCACAAACAACTGGTAACATGGACATTGATGGATATCTATCAGCGAGTGATGTTGTAGTTTGGGGTACAATTCGAGGTGGTTCAAATTATACTTGGGCTACTTCAGCCACTCTTGCCATTGACTCTGCTGTCACAGCAAATGGAAATATTGATGTTACTGGAGATGTGACTGCTACAACATTTAGTGGTTCTGGCGCTAGTTTAACAAGTATTCCTGCAGGACAGCTTACTGGCACAGTAGCATCTGCTAGACTTACCGGAACTTATGCTATTGATATTTCAGGGACGGCTGCAACAGCTACTTCTGCAACATCAGCAACTACAGCTACTGGCGCAACAAATATTGATATTGATGCAACAACATCTACAGATATAACAACGTATCCTGTATTGGTCGGTGCCAATACAACAGGAAATCAAGTTCCGTTTATTGATAATGCGGATCTAAGTTATAACGCCTCAACTGGTGCTCTCAGTGCAGTATCATTTGTTGGTGATGGGTCATCTTTGACTGCACTGAACGCCACACAGCTTACATCAGGAACAGTTCCTGCTGCTAGATTGTCTGAAGCGAGCGCCGCAAATATTCGATCTGGTGCTGCAAATGTTTTGGTTACACCAGCAGAAGTTCAGAATGCTCTAGCAGTTGTTACGCTTACAGACACAGGCGGAACCCTAGACTTCGATTGGGATACTTTTATCAACGGCACATATACTATGTCTGCAAACACAACACTTCCGATACCAACAAACCCGGTTGAAGGCGAAACAAGAAGAATTGAGTTCAATCAAGATGGAACCGGTGGGTGGTTTATACATTATGCTTCTGGTTATGAATTTGTTAATAAATTTAAACCAACAATAACGACAGATGCTAATGCAAAGTTTATTGTTTATGTTTTCTGTGCAAATAGTTCATCTTTCGTCGTTTCAACACAAGATAATGTTGGAGTACCTGCATAATGGTGGCATATTATCCTGGAGTTCATTATGAAATACTAGCGGCGGCTGGTCTTGGAGAGTTGACTATTGAATATTTGTGGTCAGCTGAAAGAGGACCCAACGAAATAACAACTACATTCTCCAATAGAAGTTTAGGTGATCCAGACCCAAAAAGAAGAATTGTTATTGTTGCATTTGGTGATGCGGACGATCCTGCGTATGGTCTCGACCCACCTGTTTCGTACCGGGCTATGTATAATAATCCAGATACTGGATATGTAAAGGTTGGTGATAAATATGCGATCCCTCACGTTAATGGTGAAACAACCTATGGAGAGGACGACCATGTTTCTATTCATAGTGTTCTAATGCCAACAGGGACCACGGCAGATTTTGTTTTAAGTGGGGGTGATAGCAATGATAGAAAAGCAATTGCTGTCTATAGAGTTACCGGCGAACACTCTATGATTTATCAATACGATTGGGGAGATAATTCCAGCACTTCAAGCACATATTATTCTATGACGCTTGATTTGCCGGAAAAGGGTGTAGCATTATTTGGGGTTAATTCAAGATATGATGACAGAACCTTTACGCCAAATGAAAATATAATGCAAATCGATGCAAGCAACCTTAGTATGGGGGGTGAACCATACAATGCATGGGCAGCAGGATCAACCGAAAATTATGGAAGCCTAGACGCACCAAATAATAATTATGATGCGGGTGGTAGCCTTTCATCTTCTGATCGTTCGGCATACTGTTCTATATCGTTTGCACCGATGTCAGGAGCAAGACCTCCCGTTAATTCAAAATATATTTTATCAAGTAATTCAAGCGTATCCTCAAACAGTTATACATTTTCAAATATATTCATTGGAAATGAACAAGATGATAGATATGTTGTTGTAGCAACACACGCAGAGGGTGGTATTAGAGGAGACGAACAACCTACAGTGAAGTTAAATAGTGTTACTATGAATGCGGCGGGGTTTGGTGGCACTAGCAATTTGGGCGCTGGTTTGTTTTGGTTAAAGTATGGATCTACTCCTTGGCCCGATGGTGACACAGCAACAATTACAGTTAGTTGGGATGGTGTTAGTACTGCTTCTAATATGTGGATTAGCGTTTGGACTATGACAAATCACGAAAGCACAGTCCCTATTCTTGTTTACAGTGCAAATAATGCGGTGCAAGAAAAAACTGGACCTACTGCGTCAATGGAGTTAAATCATATTACTGGTGGAGCAGGATTTACCGTTGCTACTTTTCGGGCACCTACGACTACAACTATGGATGTGGGATCGGGTACACCTCGTGTTGCGGCTAGAAACAACACCATGCCAATAACTGAAACATACTATGACTACGATTCGGAGTATGGATATTTAAATCAATCTCAAGCATCTGGATTAAGTTTCCAATTAGCTGAAAATGGCACAGGGGTTACATGGACATGGGAAAGTGGCAGAGAGGACACCTATATTGCTTTTTCTACGACTGGTGTTGTATTTTATTAAGCGGGGTAGTAAATGGTGTATATTTTAGATATAATCTCAATCATAACCACAGGAATTATGAACCGTTTTAGAGGAACAGGTGGAAAGCTTGGTTTCTATAAAACGGGTGTCGGTAAAGCAAGAATTCTTGTTGGTGTAACTATTGCTATTTTCTCGTGGTTAATGGCATATTTTATTGTAGGTATTCCGTTTCTTCAAACGCTATATACACTCGGCGCAATACCGCTTATGTGGGCTGGATTAAGTCTTGGTTGGGGATCATATATGGATCAAGGTACTGTAGCCAGACGTGGTAATGAAATATTCAAGCCATTAAAGAATGTAAAAGTAGAGGTGTTACATGGATTATGGGATTTGGTCCAAGAGAAAAGATCCTGTATGAATACGCTATGAAGTATTATGCAAAACATGGATTTGAGGTAGTCTTGTCTGATATTGATAATCCTAATGGTTACGGCAAAGGTTATTATTATAAAATATAAATAAAAGAAAACTCTAAAGGTATAAGTAATGGCAATCAAATCAAATCTCACCATCGACCAAGGTTCTGATTATTCAGTCACGTTCAATCTTACTGATGAAAATGACGTTGCTTTAGACTTGACTGGTTATACTGGCAGAGCACAAATGAGAAAGAGCCCAACATCATCAACAAAGAAAGACTTTACCGTTTCTGTTAATGTTTCTGGTTCAATTACGTTATCTATGACATCAGAATACACATCAGGAATCACAGCAACTAGATATATGTATGATGCTGAAATCGTAAGTGTTGCTAATAATGTAACTCGTGTTGTTGAGGGTATTGTTACTGTAACTCCAGAAATCACTAGGTAATAAAATGGCAATAAGAGCAGTCCAAGTTAGAAGAACTGGTGAAATAATTCCGTCTAAAGCAATCATCGGTTCTCTTGCAATGGGTGGTTTGCAAGATGTAAATCAACCTACACCAACAGATAATCAAGCAATTCCTGTATATAATAGTTCAACATCTTCATTCTCTATTATTCGTCATCCTCTACTGGATCACAATCCAGGAACTTTGACAGCAGAATCAGCGATTGTTGTCGATTCAAACTCTCATATCGATTATTTAAACGTATCAGAGTTTCGTATTCAAACTGCTGGAGCAAATACTTCATATATAGATGAGATAGTGGAATCGATTACTGGAAGTGCAAGTAACAATCAATTAGCAACAGCATATGCAGTAAAAACATACGTAGACGATCATGTAGCAGATGAATTGGATCTTGCTATAGCGAATATAGATGGAGGAATTTATTAATGGATGAAAATTATGAGGTGCTGAAAGTATATTGTGATAAGCAAAAAATTATGATTGCGGATTTGTTCTCTAAATTATTGATGTTAGAAACTAAACTTGAAATTCTTCAGGCTCAAATGAGAAACTCTCCTACATCACAAGAAGATTCTTTAGAAAAAGATAAGTCTATAAATAAAGAAGAAATAAAATCAAAAACTTTCGGAAGAAGAGAGTTAACAAAATAGATTAGGAGACTTCAATGGCTTCAACAATTCAAATTAAGAGAAATACTACGGGTACTCCTAGTAGTCTTGAACATGGTGAATTGGCTGTTAATACCAATGATAAAATACTTTATGTTGGCAATAGCATCAGTGGTGTAATAGAGCTTGCTCGTAACACAATAGACGGTCTCATTTTGAGTGATGGAACAAATAATGTTACTATTCAAGCTGCAAGTGGCACCGGTGCTTATACACTCACTCTTCCGTCAGATGATGGTGGCATAAATCAAGTTCTAACCACAGATGGAAGTGGTGGACTTTCTTGGACAACTGCTAGTGGCACATTAAGCGCTTCTGGAACACCAGTAGACGGTCAAATTGCTGTTTGGGCCAGTGCTGCATCATTAGAAGGTGATGCTGCTCTATCATTCGACACCACAACAGACACTCTATCAATCGGTGCAACCAATGACGGTACGTTGGTTATTGGTGGTGTAACAATCATCGATAACGGCGGTGCAGGTGCAGTTTCGCTCAATGGTATCAACTCTATCGATGCAACAACCGAGTCAACAATCGAATCTGCCATCGATACTCTAGGCAATCTCACATCTGCTTCAAGTCTAGCAACTGTTGGTACAATCACTTCTGGTACATGGGAAGCAACAGATATTGCTATATCACACGGTGGTACAGGTGCTTCTACAGCAGCCGACGCTAGAACAAATCTTGGTGTTGATGCTGCTGGTACAGACAACTCAACTGATGTTACTCTAGCTGGCTCACTAGATTACATCACAATCAGCGGTCAGACAATCACGAGAAATGCTATTGACCTTGCTGCTGATGTGACCGGTACACTTCCAGTCAGTAACGGTGGTACAGGTGCAACAACTCTTGCGAGTAATGGCATTCTAACTGGTAATGGCACATCGGCTATTCAGTCTGAAACTAATCTAACATTTGATGGTTCAACATTGTCTGTAACTGGCGATGTTTCTATCACAGGTGATTTAACAATTGCCGGTAATACGACATTTACTGATACAACAACTGTTACTATTGAAGACTCTATGCTTGAATTAGCATCAAACAATAGTGCTACAGACACTGTTGATATTGGTTGGTACGGTGTTTATAATAGTAGTGGTGTTAAATATGCTGGTATTGTTCGTGATGCCTCTGATGGCGTTTTTAAAGTTCAATCTGGTATTACAACTCGCCCAGGAACAACAGTAAATTTTGGTGAAGGCGCTCTAGCGCAACTTGATGCTGTTATCGACGGCGGTACATACTAAATAGTATAAAATGGAGTGGATGGGGAATATTCCTTTCATCCACTTCTCCTTATATAAGGAATAAGAGATGGCTTCTACGATTAAGATTAAACGCAGTGCTGTATCAGGTAATGCGCCAAATACTTCTAATATTACTACAGGTGAACTTGCTTTAAATACAGCAGATGGTATTCTATATTCATCTGATGGTTCTTCTATATTTGAAATCGGCGCTAATCTCTCATCCCTTTCTGTTGCGGGTATCACATATCCAACATCCGATGGTACATCTGGACAAGTATTAACGACTAACGGATCTGGTACTCTATCTTTTACCGCTGCAAGTGGTGGCGGTGGGTTGACTCAAGAACAAGAAGATATACTCGAAATTCTTCAAGATGATTCTTCTTATTTTTATACTGCGATAGGCGATTTATATACAAAAGCTGAACCAAGCGGAT